GTCGTCAAGGCTGACGACGTAAGCAAGAAGGGCGGCGGCAACTTCGCTGCCGACTACGTGAACTGGGCGAAGATCGCCTACTACCTGCGCGAGCACGCGCCGGGGTGGCAGCCCTACGCCAAGCCGTCGCTCGAAGACGGCAGCATCGCACACCGTGCGCCGGACGGTTCGTGTTACTTGATGCTCGGGTTCATCGGACCCGAGGGTCAGGCCACGCAACTGATCCCGCACGCTGTCATGGATCACCGGATGCAAGCCAAGCAGCAGCCGGACGCCCGTGACATCAGCGACGCCTTCGTGCGTGGCATGTGCAAGGCAGCGGCGTTGCTGTTCGGGCTGGGCTGGAAGCTCTGGAGCAAGGACGACCCGCTGGAACGGGACGAGCCTGCGCCTAAGCCGAAGCCGAAGAAGCCTGTGCTTGAGCCGTTCCCCTTGAAGGAGCACGCGCTCGCTGCGCTGGAGAACGTCAAGGACATGCCGTCCTTCAAGGCGTGGGGTGCTCGCGTGAAGGCGAGCAAGATCGTGGGCGACGACCTCGCGGAGCTACGCGACGCAGGTCAGGAGCACATGGCGATCCTCAAGGAAGCCCTTGGTGTTGAACAGAAGGATCGTTCGTGAGTCCCCGTAGCAAGGTGCTCGCTCAAGCTGGTCAGGTGGTGCAGGCGTGGCGTCTTTCGATGTCCACGCCCCTGCCTCCGCAGCTAGACGATGCGATCCAGGCGCTGAAGTGCGCCATCGAAGACATGAATGCCGAGGCTAGGAGCAGGGTGCTTGACCCTGAGACTAGCCGTCAGGGTCCGACTCCTCTGACCATGAACAAGACCCGGCAGGTCGTGCTCGATGTGCTGCGTGTCAGGCCGCTGACCGACACCGAGTTGGTAGCGGCTCTTCGTGGCCGCATGTCTGACAGCGGGGCGAGGACGCGACGTGCCGAGCTTGTCCGCATGGGCAAGGTCAGGGACAGCGGTCGTCGTCTTCGTTCTCCCAGTGGAAGGATGAATGTGGTATGGGCAGTGAATGCATAAAGCTGCCCACATCTTGCTTGCTGTCGCTGATGCGTTCTCCGTCACGCCCGAGGCTATCTGGGGACTCAGTCGAGTCCGCGCAGTCAGCGTGCCGAGGATGTTCGCGGCGTTCCTGATCCGCAAGCACACGACCATGTGCTTGGAGGACATTACCTGCTACTTGAACAGGGAAGACCACACGACCTGCATCTACTGGCTCAAGCGGGCCAAGGAGATGCGGGACAACCCGGTCTACCGTTCTGCCATAGACAAGATCGAGGAGGATCTAGCGAATGGGATCGAGCCAGCCGAAGCCAAGACTCTATCGAGTCGTCACCCAGTTCTGCGAGCAGGGGCACGACACACACGTCACTGGCATCGACTACAATGGATTCTGCAACTTATGCCGGAACCGAACGTCGTCGAAGGATGTGAGGGACAGGGAGAGAGCGGAAGCCCTACTCAAACTAACCAACAAACTTGAGCACTGTATGCCATGGGAAAGACGAGACATCCTCATGCAGATCAGAGCCTTGAAGCGGGGCTCTACGGACTGATGCACGCGGCGGGTTTTACATCCGTCGATGCACTGTCAGAGTCTTCGGGCGTCAGCGCGAGGACTATCTTCAACTGCCACTACGGCCTATGCGAACCAACCAACGGCACGATCACCCTTCTGGCTCACGCTCTGAAGGTGAAGACGGATCGTCTTCGTGCTGTTCTAGGTGAGCGAGGGTGATTGGCTCACGCCGAAGGGTCCATAGCTTACGCTTGCCCTTCGGCCCTCTTTGCGACCACGACCACACCTCGAAGCGTGCTGGGCTTTCGAGCCACAGCTTGAGTCGTGGCTCCGCGATAGACTTCTTCCGTCTCGCAGCGTGCCCGGTGCCCGACGTGGCCTGCACGGCGAGCGGACCCTGTTCGAGATCGTCGATCACGATGATGTCGATGCAGCCGAACAAGTCCTGCCGGACGTTCGCAAACTGGTTCCACTTCTCGACAACACCAGCGGTCCAGCCCTGCTTTCGGCAGTGTTGCAGTGATCTCTGGGTCGGGCTGGACATGGCGTGAACGTGATGGTAGACAAGAACACCGACGCGAGCCAGTTGAGAGGGGTAAGCGTTTCGGACGTGTGTGGTGGCGGCTGGCAGGCTTTCGCTTTCCTTTCCCTGCCAGTCGCTGCTGCCTTTTACATAGCACACTTGGGGCCGGAACCCCTACCTGACCGTGGCGCGCTGACGAGACGCGCCGCTGCCCTCCCTTCCCCTTGACCCGGGGGTTCCGGCTTCCCTTTTCCTTTGACACGGGTAACCGTTCGCGTTACGTGTGGAAGGATGAAAGGACAAACGAGGTTGCTCGGCAACGAGCTTCTTGCGTCGCCCCTGTGGGGTGACAACATCTCGATCCCGGCCCGCTGGCTGTTCATCTGCCTGCTGCTGAAGACGGACGACAAGGGTGAGATCGTGGTGGACGAAGACTTCCGGGTCTGCGCTGAGATCTCAGGGCTGGGAATCCAGTCTTCTCAGAAGGCTCTGGTCGAGCTTGAGAAGGCGAAGATGGTGACGGCCTACGACGACGACACCGTGGTCGTCCACCGTGTCGGTGACTACCGGCAGCGGCAGACCGAGAGCCAAGCCAAGGCTGCGGAACGTGTCCGCAGATGGCGTCACCGTAACGCCACGGCTAACGCTACCCAGGGTATCCGTAACGTCACACCCGAAACCACCCCCCCCACACCCCCCTCTAGTACAGTACAGGATAGTACTAGTAGTACTAGTAGTACTAAGAGCAAAGCTAGTGCCAAGTGGGCGGAGAAGCCGGACGACGTGACCGACGACGTGTGGCTGGAGTTCACGACGATGCGCCGCAAGAAGAAGGCGACCGTCACAACCCGAGTCTTGAACGGGCTTCGCAAGCAGGCCAAGCTCGCGGGCATCACGCTGCAAGAAGCCCTTGAGACGTGCCTCGACCGGGGGTGGGCGAGCGTCAAGGCCGAGTGGCTGAACAAGGACAACCGCAAGGTCTACAAGGGTGACATCTCTGAGGCGGGCGAGATTGACTTCTAAGCGACGCAACGTGTCCAGGCTGTCTGGACAGGCGGAGCCAGGAATCGTCCAGCACAGGCAAAAGGAGGGCTGTTAGAATGGAAGAGAGTGACAACGCGCACTACCTCGAAGCATGGCGCGAGGTCGAGGACGCTACCAAGGAGTGCGAGAAGCACGGAACCTATGAGTCCTCGCTCATGGCTCACCGGCATCCCCGCATCCAGGCGTTCTGGACGAAGTGCCCGGAGTGCAACACCGAGATCGAGGAGGAGGAGGCGCAACTTCGGGAGCGTTACGACACCTGCTCTGTCGATGATCCGCACGTCGAGCACCGGCTACACGACCTGATGCTGGCGGCTGCTGGCGTGCCTCCCCGTTACCGATCTGCCCATCTGCAAGAGTGGCGCGACGACCACGAAGGCATGGAGGGCGTAGGCCAGAAGCTCAAAGCCTACGTCGAAGGGTTCGACATCGCGCTCGAACGTGGCAAGAACATGATCTTCGTCGGCAACCCCGGCACCGGCAAGACCTACGCCGCCTGCGCCATCGTCAACGAGATCATCCTCAAGCGTGACCACACCGCACGCTACGTAACGGCTAACGATTTCCTGGCACGGCTACGCAACACCTACAACGCCGACGCTGAAGAGCGGGAGATCGACGTGCTCGCAGATTACATCGGCCCCAGCCTGCTGGTGATCGACGAGGTGGGTAGGCACAAGGACAGCCAGCACGCTACCGACAGCCTGTTCGCCCTGCTCGACCGGCGCTACCGCGAGGTGCGACCGACCATCCTGATCTCGAACATGAGCAAGGACGACATCGTCTCATACTTGGGAGACGCGCTCGTCTCACGATTGAGAGAGGGCGGGCAGATGCTGGGTTTCTACTGGGAGGACCAGCGGAAATGATCATCGTCTCCTTCGGCGGCGGCGTGAACAGCGCGGCCCTCCTCGTCGGGATGCAGGAGCGTGGCATGAAGTGCGACGCCATCCTGTTCGCAGACACGGGCGGCGAGAAGCCGCACACCTACCAGTTCGTGGACATCATGGACAGGTGGCTCAAGAAGCATGGCTTCCCCGAGATCACCCGAGTCCGTGCGTCTCAGAAGACCTACCGGAACCTGGAGCACAACTGCCTCTACAAGAAGATGCTCCCGTCCCTGGCCTACGGCTTCAAGTCGTGCAGCCACAAGTATAAGAAGCAGCCGCAAGAGGTCTGGGCCAACAACTACCAGCCTGCCAAGGATGTCTGGGCAGCAGGCGAGAAGGTCACGAAGTATCTGGGCATCGACATCGGAGAACGACGGCGAGCACAGATCCCCGAAGACGAGAAGTATCGCTACGAATACCCACTCATCGACTGGATGTGGGAACGGGAGGAGTGCCTGCTCGCGCTCGAACGCGCCGGGCTGCCTAACCCTGGCAAGTCCGCCTGCTTCTTCTGCCCCGGCTCGAAGAAGAACGAGATCCTCGACCTGAAGCGACGCTACCCCGAGCTTGCACAGCGCGCCATCGACATGGAGCGCAACGCCGAACTCGACACTGTCGCCGGGCTAGGCCGCTCGTTCAGTTGGGAAGCGTTCCTCAAGGCTGACGAAGCCCAGGGTAAGCTGTTCCCCGAGGTCATCGAAACGTCCTGCCTCTGCTGGGACGGGGACCAAGACGACTAGCATTCGCCGGGTGTTCCGGCACCACCTCGCGGCGGGACCGTTTATTCCCCGAAGGCAGGGACAGCACCGGGGATTCGGGTGCAGCCCGTCGCGGGGTGGATCTTTACCACTTCACCTTGTTGGCCCAGTAAGCAGCCGACATCTTGCCCTTGGCGATGTTCTTGGCGTGCCTCGCCTTGAACGCCTTGTTGCGCTTGGTGCCGTCAGGCGATCCGCTGACGCCCTTCTGACCGAAGCGGATCAGCTTGACCTTGCTGCCCACTTTCGCGAGCACGGCGTGAGACTTCGAGCCGTGGCCCGGGGTGCGCTTGGGCTTGTTGTAGCCCGAGAACTTCTCGCCGCCGCGCTCAACCATTAGCCCGTCGTAATTACGTCGGCCTTGGTGTTGCTGCTGCCCGACTTGTTCGTAACGCGCAAGCCGATGAAGGCAAAGCTCTCGTCGCCCCCACTGACAGCAGTGATGTCACCCACCTCCAGCAGCGTGCCCGCCCCAAAGCGGGCTGAAGCTATAACCACGTCGTCGCTGCCGACCGTGATGGTGATGTTTCCGGCGGGCGCAGCCGTCACGTAGAGAGCATCCAGCGGAGGGCTGAACGTCGTGTCCGTGTAGCCAGCCGCAACGACCACGTTGTTCCTGTAAGGACCAGCCATGTCTACCTCTTCTTCGCAGTCTTGGCGCTGCGCTTAAATGCCTTGGCGGTCGGGGCACCCTTCGTCCCCGGCTTCCGCATCTTCTCACCCGAGCCCGCCGCGATGCGCTTACGCTTCGCGTTGATGTTGGCGTAGAGCCCCTTCTTCTTAGCGGCCATAGCCCCTCTTCTTGCCCGGCATGGGCTTCTTGCCAGCCTTCTTGGCAACCTTGGCGGGCATGGGCTTCTTGGAACCAGACTTCTTTGCGTGCTTAGGCATGTTAGACACTCGCGACAAACACTTCGACATCCACGGCAGCCGTGTCCGCCGTGGCCGTGATGTCCACCAAGTCCTCCAGCACCACCGTCAGCGCAGAAGAGTCGGCATCCATCGTATCCTTGCAGCCACCCGACATGTCGCACGGGTAGAGGAACGAGTGACCAGCGTCCAGCAGCAGCGCGAACTCGGCGCTGCCCTCGCTGCGGAACGTCAGCGTGACGTGGTTCGTGTCGTCCTTGTTGGTGATGCGGATGTAACGGACATCGTCCTCGTCAAGCTGACCGGCGAGGTAGCTCTTCGCGAGGTCCGTCTCCAGCGTGGTGGAGAATCCGAGCAGGCCAGACTCCGTGGTCGGCACCGTGACGATGCGCTTCACGATCTCGTTCACGTCGTCCACCGTGATCGAGTTGGTCGCACCCTGAGCAGACCCGTTAAGCGTGATCGCCTCCGTGATCGTGATGGTTAGGGTCGAAGCAGTGATGGTCGAGGCCATGTCGGTAGTGTCTCAGAAATACGGTGGAACGCAAGCCGACATCTTACGGTGCAACGCAACGGACACCGTTACATGTTACATGCTTGGTGCAAGGTTACACTCGGCAACGTTGCAGAGTGTGGTATAATGAAGGGGTCGCGCAGGGGCATGGTGCTCCTGGTGACTGTTCTCTCACAACAAGGAAAGCAACATGCTCGATTATGTAGCACTGTTCAATCGCCCCCAGACCAAGGAAGGTCCGGCTTACACGGTCTTCTGGGAAGGAGGGGCGAAGGCGTGGTTTGGCACCGAGAACTGTGTCGGCCACGACAGCCGCATTTGCTTCGGTATCAACTACTACCCTACGTTGGCCGACGCGGAAGCAGCGCACGAAGTCGTCACTGAGCGTGGCGATACATACAACGGCGGATGGTTCCACGGAATGCCGTGCGGTCGCGACTCTTCGTTTGATCGCAAGCACCCGGAAACGGGTGAAGTGGTAGCCTTCGCAGTCACGACACGGTAGCACAACCTGCCCGGACCTAGTCCGGGCCACTCAAATGGAAAACTCACGTTACGAGTCATATCTCATCGAAGACATCAACCGGATGCTCATTAAGGTGGAGGCTGTCGCGGGCAAACTGCACTGCGGCAAGAGGGAGTTTCACTTCGCCTGCATGTGGGGCAAGGCCGCTGAGAAAGCGTCAGAGGCACAAGCCGCAATCCAGATGCTGCTCGACACCTACCAGTCTGCCCTGATACGCGACCTGCTGCCCGAGCCTACTGACTCAGACGTTGCAGGTCGCTCCGCTGACCAGTGACGGCTCCTCTCAGGAAGTCGTAGGTGCTCTCGCTCTCAAGCTCATCCCTGATGAACTCGTCACCCAGCAGGTTGACCGACTTCCAGACTCGGGTGGCCGGGATGCCCATCAGGTCAGCCAACTGAGACACTAGGGATCCCGTCGCATCTACGGCGTCATCCTTGAGCGGAGCCTTGGCGATGTTCTCGATGACTCTCTGCCACGGCGTCGCCGGGTAACGGTTGTTCCAGTATTCGTCGTCGAACCAGAACGTGTCCATGACACGGGTGGCTTCTTGGATGACAGGCAGACCACCCGTGATCTGCTCGGCCTGCGAGCGCCACCAAAGCTCCCACATGTCGTCGCCGTAGCCGTCGTCGTCGTCGTCGAAGTCTTCACCCCGAGCAATCTCCACCGCAGCCGTTGCCATCATGGCGGGCAACATCAGCAGATACATGTAGGATGAGGCCAGCGCAGCAGCCTTGGCCTGACCCTGCTTGTCCATGTCCAGCCGCCGCTGGTTAGAAGCGTTGTTCATCCAGTTGATGAACCAAGACTTGAACGGGAACATCGCACGGTAGATCGAGCCCTGCGACTCGAAGTTGCTCAAGTCCTCTTTCTCGCCAGCCATCTGCGTCTGACGCACGATACTGTCGGCGTAAGCAACAGCCCTCGCCTCGGCCTTAGCTTCAGCATCCGGCTGCCCGATCATTTCACGCAGCGCGACCTCCGTCTCTTGGTTGTAGGCTGCCTGCCACACGGCTACGTCTACGTGGTTCTGGGTCCACTGCTGTAGGAAGTAAGCGTGCCGGTTTGACCAGTCTTGGATGCGATCCCAGACGCCACTCTCCTGCGTCAGCAACTTCTGCTGCTGGTTGTAGATGTCGAAGATCTGACGCTCCAGGCGGATCTTCATCTCGATAGACTTCTCGACCACCTCGGCGCGAGCGCCCTTGGTGAACATGTTGCTGATCAAGGCAGAGATGATCCGGCGAGCGCCGACCCTACGCATCGGGATGATCAGGCCAGCGTAGTTCTGCAAAGCGTTGCCGATGTTCACGAACATGATGCCCATGTTGGCGTTCCTCGCCAACGTCAACATCATGTCGCCAACCTCAGTGTCCTCGTTATTGTCGAACTTCTGGTAGGCGCTGCGCCTAAGCCAGCCTTCCATGTTCCGGTATGCCTTGGTGCCGAACTTGCGGATGAAAGCCTGACGCACCTTCCTGCCACTCACCACCTTGTAAACCTCAGTAACAGGTTCAGCCATGTGGATGAACTTGTAGACCTCGGCAGCGTGATGCTGAATGTTCGCAAGGTTTAGCTCCAAGGGTAGAGCCGCCGGTCCAGTCCGGTCCTTGGCGAAGCTAGGCAGGATCCCCAGCATTCTCTTGGCCTGCTGGTCGATGCTCATGTCTTCGTCTTGCAGGCCCTGGGCGTCACCCTCGCGAACAGAAGCCGTAGACGTGTCGTAACGGACAGGGATGTAACCGCCCTTGAACTTCTGAGTCGTGCCGTCAGGGAACTCGACCGAGAACTCTTGGCCCTCAATCGTGTCCATCTCGTAGTGGCGAAGACGCATCATCACTTGCTGCGCCCGACCCAGCATGTCGGCCCCGCTCAACTGATCGAACGTCTCCTGCATGAACTCGAAGTCCTTGAGGGTCAGCAGCCCCTGACGGATCTGCTCTTGCAGGAATGTCTTGACCTCCAGGTCCGCCTGCTCCATCGCATCCTCAAGTAACTCGGGATCGATCTCCTCCCCGATGTATCCTCGAAGCAGGCGCTGGCGGTTGCTGGCGTTGCCGTAGTAGTGCATCGCCAAGTGGATCAACTGAGACTTGACGTTGCGACCGTTCTCCCCGATGACGACCCTGTTCCCGTAGACGGTCAACTCCAGTTCGCGAGCGCCACCAGGGATTTCCAGATCCAAGGCGCGGAGACGATTGCCAAAGTCTTCCGCGAACTCCTTGAACTCCTGGCGGTAGCGGTTTCCCGCATCCTTGACCATGCGGAACATCTGGGTCCAGATGCCTACCTTGCCTCCATCTGCACGGCGGAACAGGTGCTCGAACCGGATGAGGTCTGAGAAGTAGTTTCGGATCTTGCCGAAGATGCTCTTCTTCCCGTCGAGATCCTTCGAGCCGTCCTTGACGTTGCTCTCCAGGGTGTTGACGGCCTCGCTCTGAGCAGCCTCAACACGCTGGCGCTTCTCACCGATCTTGGCCGTCAGCTTGTTCTTCGCTCGAAGCATCATGCGAGCGGATAGCAGGCGGAGGACACGGATGTCCGCGAGAGTCAGGTGCTCCATCGGCTTGCGACGGTCACCAACGCGGGGTTGCGCGATGTCCTTGCTCAACAAGGAAGCGATGTTGCCGCCCACCTCTGCTGCAAACTCGGGGTCTTCCTTGACGAACCGAGCCAGTGCCTCGTTGGCATCGTAGTCCACCTTGCCGATACCCAGGCGGGACAGCACAGCACGCAAGGCTTTCATCACCGTTACGTCGTAGCCCGCCTTAGCCAGGGTCTTGTCAGTCCGGTGCTTGAAAGCACGCTTGTTCGACTCGATCAGACTGCGAACTTCCTTGCGAGCCTTCAGACCCTCCGCGATCATCTGCTCGTTGACCAACTCTTGCCGCTTGGCAAAGGCGGCAGCTTCCATGTCGCCATCCTTCAGCGCCTTCAGCGCCTTCTTGCGAGCGCGGGCGGCGGCACGCTTGTAGGCCACGATGTCGATGTTGCCGATGGGCGTCTTCTCGATCATCGCCTCGGCAATCCTCTTGGCAAGCTCCACCTCTTGCTTGCTGCGACGACCGTTTTGCAGCAGGAACTTCAGTTCGCGAGCCACGACCTTCTGCCGAATCTTGTTGTGGACCGCACGGTGGATGTTCTCCTGCTGCACAATCGGATCCATCAGGTCCGTGTGCTCGTTCAGCAGGCGCTGGTTTGTACGGTGCAGCACCTCCTCCTTCATGTTCCTGTGGTTGGCCAGAGCTTCGAGCATGGCTCGGTTGCTCTCGAACCCGAACATGTTACGCACCTTCTCTAGCGTCACACCGTTCTTAGAGGTCAGGCCCCTGCGCGCCAGTTGGCTGTAAAGGTCAGGGGCTACTGCCTTGACGATGGCAGCGTTCAACTTCCTTGAGGTCTTAGACTCCTCGGAAGAGGGCTGTTGCAGGGGCTCAACCGTTCCGCTCTCGATCTTGTAGGTGCCCTTCCGCATCCAAGACACGAACTGGTAGACCGACTCCACCTCGACCTGGGCTTGAACCTCTTGACGGATCTCCTTGGTAATTCGCTGTAGTTCACCACGCTGCTTCTGAGCCACCAGCGCGTAGGCATTGGCGAAGGTCTTGACCTCCTTCATGCGCTGCATCGTGAGTTCGGACGTGGCCTCGCTGAGTGCATCCTTGAACTCTCGTTCGTATTCGTCGTATTCGTCCGCGTCTCGACCGGAGTCAGTCCACTCCTTCTTGGTCATCATCATCGCGTCCAGTTCGCCCTCCTCGAAGAACGCCTGCACGTCCCGCTCGGCGGACATCATGCGACCAAAGATGGCGCGGACCTCGTCGTTGAGTCCAGGCAAGGGCTGCTCGGGCTTGCCCTGCTGCTTCCTGATCTCGTTGTAGGTAACTTGGAAGTCCTCGACCATCGCCTTGAACCTGCCCGAGATGTAGGCAAGCAGGCGACTGAAGACACCTCGTAGTTCTCGGCTAGGAGCAACGCCTTCGTAGAGGTATCGCTCGAAGCTCATCGCGACTACTTCGTGATACTCACGGCGCTGGTCGATGGTCATACCACGCCACTCAGTCAGTGTGCCCTCGAATCCTGACCACTTGAGGAGGCGCTGGATGTCGTCCAGCATTTGCTTCTCCAAAGCCGTCGCCTCGTAGCCCTCCTGCGCCATCTTGGCTTCGATGTCCAGGCCGATGTCCGCCATCAACTCTAAGTTCCAGTGCGTCAACTCATGCATCAGAGTTGTGGGCTTGGCGTCGGGGTCGAGCAGGATCTTCGTGATGGCCTTCCCGCCTTCGACTTCGGCTGCGCCGAGTTTGCGGCGCTGCTCGCCTTCCTTGCTGTAGAGGGTGTCCCCTAGAGAAGCCGCAAACTGAACAGCCTCGGCGTGCTCTGCCCTCGCCTGCTCTTTAAAGGCGTTTGGGTCAGACTCGTATTGAGCGATTCTCTCGTCAATCAGCTTGTCTGAGGGGACACCACTTGGACCAACAAAGTCAGGGTTGCTCTCGAAGAACTCCCTGACATACATGCCGTTATCCACCAAGTTGACAAGGTGCTGGACATACTCGTCCTCAGTCAATTGGTGTGCAGGCGTGTCTACAAACGTAGACTTGGTTTCCTGCATGAACTCCAGCAACGTGGAGTCAGGCCATGACAAGTCTGTTCGATCATCTACTAGATTGTCGGCTACTGTGCCGTTAGGCATCTCGAAGTAGACGTTGCCATCAACGTCTTCCAACACCCGTATGCCGTTGTCTTTAGCAAAAGACAGTTTGTCTTTGCGAGATCCTGCGGCGGCATCGGCTGCTCCACCAATTGCGCTCCAGTCGGACGCGCCGTTTGGAACAACGTCCGTGCTATACAAAAAGTCAGTCCGCTTGCCGACCTTGGCGTTCTTCGCGAACACCTGACTGCCGACCTGCACCACCTCGTCGGCGCTGACTAGCGGCTCACCCGTCTTGCGGTCGTAGTAGTAGGAGTGTCGGACGGGATCGAATCCGACCTGACGCCACGCAGGATCTGTTAGAGCCTGCGTCGCAATACGGACGGCTTCCTCTGGGCTTATCGAGGTGTAGTCGCCGTAAATGACGGCTAACTTATCCTTCTTCTTACCTGCCGCTGTCTGCTGCGCTCGCTTCTCCTTGGAAGACATTTCCGCGTTAGTCACACGGGCCGCGCTAGCATACCGGATGTGAGTTCCTCCACCGGCACCCCCGCTTTCGTGGATAGCAACCACGCGAGCGCCCTTCTTGACGGCTGGAATATCTAGTCTCAACCCAACTCTTTGGCCTTCCTGAACAGGAGCGTTAACCAAAGGAGCCTGCTTCTTGTTAAGGGCCTGAGACATCTTCTCAGGAGTGGCTGGAGAATAGACTTGATCGTCTAGCGCCACAGGCATGTATATCTCAACAAGAGCATCCCTTTGCTCCCGAGTAATCCGTCCATCTGCAAAAGCCTGGGAAGCCTCCGTCATCTTGACGAAGCGACCGTTGTTAGGGTCAACACTTTCACCCGCAACAGTGAACAACCCCTGCTCGTTTTTGGCAGGCAAGAACGACTCAAATACAGCGACTTGTGCTGGGGTAGCGTTTGCAGAGGCTTGGGCAAGATCGGGTTGAGCAGTAATGCCACCCAAAGCATGAAGGGTTGTGGGTCGATCTTGCTGCTGGGCCTGCTTGGCATCCAGACGCTTCTGCACGATCTGCGGCAGGTGCTTCTCTACGAACTCCTTGGGCGAGATGTTCATCTGAAGCGCAGCGCGACGGATGAAGCCGAGCAGCATCGAGGTGTTCGCTGCTGCGTTCAGAGTTAGTTCGGCGTCCGTGCCCTTCAGGGCCTCGCGCAGTTGACTGTTGATGTCTTTGCGGACCTCACGGAGTTCGCGCTCGAACTGTTCCAGGTCTTGAAGTTTCTTGGTAGCGGCGTCGCTGTCCTCCTTCACGATCTTGTCGCGAATGAGATCTACCTCCTTGGCTTCACGCTGAGTCAGACCGTCTTCCTCGAACGCGGTGTTTAACAGGGCAGTCTCTCGGAACTGGGTGTTGTCGAACGCAGCGCCCCACTCAGACTTGGTCAGCGCGACTTCGCCATCGTGCTCCGCAGCCGCGTCGATCTTCGCCATCAGGCCAGGGCTGTTGGCCTCTACCGTGTCGCGAACCTGCTGCTCCGTCACGTCCGTCTTCTCCGCTAGCTCGGAGACTGCCTTGTTAAAGTCTTGGGCTCGGACGTAGTAGGTGGAGTTGAGCGTGTCCGTCTCATCAGCAGCAGCCTCTACTTCGCGCTGTGCATCAGGAGACTTGCTACGCCCACGAATCTCAGCAGCCTGCTTGGCCTTCTCGTAGTCGTAGTTGGCGTTGGCCACCTGGATGTTTCTGTTGATGACTCGGGCTCCTGTTGGAACGCCCGCCATCAGAACCATGCCCTTAAAGGTGTGGCTAAAAGCCCGCCAGAAAGCCTCTTCGTATTCCGGCTCGTAGAGGTTATCCGGTCGGTAGATCTCAGAGGCGACGCGCTTGGCGCGTTCTTGCAGAACGTCTTGGACACCCTCCGTCGTGGCCTCACCCAAGGCTCCGCCTAAGCCTTGGCCCACGATCTTCAGCGTCATGCGAGACGCAGCCTCTCGGGTCAGCAGGCCCTTGGATCGCTTCTTGGCGATCTCCTTAATCAGTCCCTTGATCGGAGCCGTCGCTACCTTGAGGCCGATCAAGTCTGCACCGGCAATGACGGAGCCGTAGCCAATCGCGATGTCTTTGGCTTCAGCCGGGGTGATAGAGCCCTGAAACTCGCGCAAGAGTTCAGCGTAGAGGTTGCCGCCTTCTAGCTGAAAGCTCGCCGCGTAGGCAGCCGCGCCCGCTACGTAAGGCGCAGCAGGCGGGAAGACTGCTCCGGTTACTGCGCCAGCAACCGCCGAAACGCCTGCTGTCTCTACCAAGGTTCCCGCTAGTTCGGTTGATGCCGCAAAGAAGCCGGGGTCGCTAGCCATGTGGGCACTGGCAAGCTCTTGGGCACGCTTCAGCCTCTCCCTTTCGTAGGGATACAGGTCGCGCCCCTCCAGCATGGCTCGGGTTCCGATCTTGCCCGCAAACACTGTGTCGCGAGACACACGCCATGCGTTAGCAACCTCGTTGACGAAGCCCTCCGTCTCGATCAGGTTGCCCAGATCATCTCGGGCTACCTGCACAAAGTCACGGTCAGCCAGCTTGGCTGCCAAGGTGGGGTGACGCTGCACCCAGTTAGTTTCACTGAACTTCTCAGCCAGGAACCGAGCCTTGGCTTTTTCCAGTTCGAGAGCAGGGTCTACCCCAGCCTTCTCAAGAACCTTCTTCTCCCTGGCCTTCTTGGGATCCTGCTCGGGCGGCTCCATCAGGTTGAAGCGGATCTGTTGCGGCAGGCTCGGCGCTTCACCGAACAGCGGCGGCGTTCCAACAAAGTCGTTCATCGTCCGACCTCCGACGATTCCGGCTGCATTTCTTCAGGGAAGGGTTGGGCCGTCCAATACTGCTTCCGATTCAACGTGAATGTTGGGCTGCCTGAGCGAGCCGTCGCGAACGTGGGGTGCAGCCTTAGCACTTCCTCGAAAGACTCGTCCGTCAAGCCTCTAGTCCTCCAATAGTTTCGGGGACGGCCACCCTCATTCCTGTATCGGTCTTCTAAGAAGCTAACTGCACCTGGGTCTGACAGGAACGCCCTGCCCTTAAAGTAATTGTCTCTGGCTTCGGTCAACCAGTTGTCGATCTCAATGTCTTGATTGATGGCGGACCAAAGCTCGCGCTTGAGTTGCTGTTGCCGTTCCCCATCCGTAAAAGAATCGGTGTCCTCTAACTGTATCTGTTGAGCAATTTGCAAGAGTCGGAACTGACCGGCTGGAGAGTCAATGTCCAGCGCCGCACGTTGCGGCATGGGCGGGAAAGCCTGGGCAGATGCCGCTGTAGCCATGGCTCCCGAGAACATCTGCTGCACCCCCATCATGCGAAGAGCCGCATACGTGTTGCGTGCTAGATCTGCCCGGCCTTGTGCATACTCCGCTAGCATCGCCGCTGGCATGTTTTCGCTTACGAACCTTTGCTCCGCAGCTTCCAGAATCGTCTGCTGGCGACGCTCATCTTCTGGCTCCCCCACGATACGTTTCGTAGTTGCATAACCCTCTAGGGTGCTAAGTGTGCCAACAGGAGATGCTGCAATGGTGGCGGCTTCGATCTCGGAAGGCAGCGCCGTCCAAGTGTTGATCTTTCGAGTCTCCCCGCCGACCTCGTAGGTTCGGATGCCGTCTTCCCAGGCTTCTCTGCGAGCACGCTCCAGCAACTTCTCTCCCTGAAGACCAGTATCTAGGGCAGCCAGTTCCCGAACCTTCTTGTTATACGCCTCTGCAAACTGACTCTGTCTACTAGACTTCAACGCCAAGACGGCCTTACTACCCTTAGAGTCCCCCTCCTCTTTGGCCTTTTCGATAAGCGGATCCCACTGACCGCTAAACCACCGGGTTGCGTATTGCTGACGATCTTCGACGGTGCCGATGCCTTGGTCGCGCAACTCTTCGTTTACGTCTACGGTGACCCCCAAGTTGGAGGCGTTGGCAACCCTCTTCGTCCAAGCTAGGGCTTCGTCACGGGAGGCACCGTTACCCTTGGCCTCGAAGAAAACAGCACCCAGGTCTTTTCGGGTGCGTATTCCGGCAGCCTTCTTTTTAACTCCAGAGTCGTTGTCCCAGTGGACCTGGAAGGCAGCCCACTTATCTGGATCCCCATCGACAGTGGTCTGGCCACGGTTGAACTGACGAGCCCAGCCGACAAAGTCGTCGAGTTTATGAACATTGTCCAAGGCGTCTCTAGTGTCTTGGCTGATCTCCCCCTTGTTCAGGTATTCACTTTTTGCATTCTCCTCGGTTTCGTTGGCGTTACGAATGCTAAGGGTCTGCTTGCGGTCAAACACTGACGCGGTGCGCTTTTCAACAGCCTCACGCTGTGACGCCGTCCATTCGCCGGAATCGAACTTAGACTGGGAATCTTCGTATGCTTCGCTCGCGGACTTGTAGCTGTCCACGGTTCTCATGGCCCAGGTGTCCATGCCCAGCTTTTGCGCCTTCTTCTGGAGCGCGCTGCGTGTGCTGTCGAACATCACCGCGCCCACGGGCGTCTGGTCTGCCTTAGCCGCAGCCTGAGCTTCCGCGTAGGTCTTGCCCCGCAGTGAGGTCGGCCCCTGTTTTGACGCCATCGGGGACTGCTCGAACACCTCGACAGCCTTGAGGAATGCCAAGGCATCCTCGGGACGATCACTGTCCGCGTAGTGGTTGAACAAGTCGTTGACCAACTTGCTCGTCCCTTCAAGGACGTGAGTGTCTAGGCGGTCTTCGCTGTAGCCCAGGCCCTCGGCTTCCTTCGCCAAGTTCTGACGCAGGCGCATGAACAGGGCAACCGAGTTGGCTCCCAGTGGCTCCGACCTCAGAGCGTCTTCCAGTTTGATGCGCTCGGCTACGACTTGCTGCTGCTTGTATTCGGCAGCGGCACCCATGTAGTGCTCTTGAGCACGCAGGCTGAACCGGCTGTTGATCTTGTCAAAGATCGGCATGGCAGACGCACGCTGCATGTCGTTCATCAACAGAGAACCCGCGCCGTCTTGCAGTTCCTCGACTTGCTTCTGGAAGTTCTCGTAGCCGTCTACGCCATCCTTGCCCTTTAGTTGCTGATACTCCAAGAATGCCTGAGCAACACCATTCTCAAAGGTGTTGGTCGCTTCCATCGCACGGGCATCGTTGACCTTGTCCTCGACCTCAATGCCGATCTGCCCAACGATCCGACCGATACGCTCCAGGCGAGCACCACCCCTGGCGATCTGCTGCAACTCGGGGCCGCCTTGGAACGCCACGACCCCCGGCGCTTGGAACTGCGGTCGCGACGTGGGCGACAGCCCGACACTGGGAACTCTAGGCATTAGCGGAAGTAGTTGAGTCGCGGGTTACGGTTGGCTTGCGTGGCGCGGTAAAGCATGAACTCGCTACCAATGCGGCCAGCGCCACTAAGCAACGTGGCTGCTGTAGATCCGGTGTCAGCCATGCGCTCCATGTTCGAGGCGGACACCTGACCCAGAAGCCCCTGAGCACGGAGGTTTACCGCCTGCGTCCTTTTGGCCTGCGCCTGACGCAGCGCGTTAGTGTCGATGTTGTAGAGGTCGATCTCCTTGACTAGATCCAGGCTAGCCTGCGTTTCGGCAGCCGACCCCACCCCGATCTGGATGCCGCGAGCACCCTGACGAGTTAGTTCCTGTGCCATCTCCAGCCCAGCGCGCATGGCTAGCTGCGCCTTCTGCTGCTGCCCCGCCTCCAGAATACTGGCCGCATCTTCCTGCGCCATGCTCGCGCTGATGTTCGCCATGTCGGCCTGGAACCGCATGGAAGACGCCCGCGACTTTGCTTCATACTGGGCTTGCTTGGCAGAGTAGTAGTTGGCGATCTCCTGCGTGATGGCACCGCCGATCTGAGAAATCAGGCCAGCACTTTGGATGCTCTTAGCTTGATCTAACTGGGCTTGGACTTTCGCGGCAGACTCGGCAGCCCCAATCTCCTGGGCTTGGGCATAAGTCCGGCCTCGTAGAGAAGTCGGACCCTGTGGTTGGTTAAAGCTCATGCTAGTCTCCGAGCGACACCTGGGTCGTGATGTTTAACAGGGACGCAGGCGCAGCACCCGTGGCTTCCACCACGATCTGACCCTCCTCGTCCCAGGTAGACGGGACGCTGGTGCGGAACTCGCCCGTCTTCAGCGCCGTGTTACTCAACTCCGTGACAGACTTGAGGTCCGCCTCGTCCATGCCCACCTGCAACGCGCCTGTGTCCTCGACACGCACGAAGACTTGGTTGACGCTCTTGGTCCTGCCCTGCGCTCCAGCCTCGATCTCCAGGCTCATGGGCAGGGTCTTGGCCTGTGACGTGTAGGGCAGACCACCGCAGATCTTGACGACCCGGTCACTCAGGGTCACGGTGCCATCCGCCGCAACCGTTACAGATTCCGTCTTGCCGCCTCGGGTCAAGACCGTGATGGTCTGACCTGCAAGGTGGATGAAGCCTGAGAAGACCTTGCGGGCAAACGCCCAGTTAGGCGTCGGCGTGCCCTTGAGGGTGCGAGGCCAGTCTTCAAGCAGCGTGCCCTTGCACTGAGCCTCGCTCAGTTCGGCTCCAACTGTGACTGTCAGCAACCCACTAGACGGCGGAGATGTTAGCGTCACAGCCGTTCCGGCTTCCGCGTTTGACGCAGACGTAGCAAACCGGAACTCTTCGGCTGAGTCCCTGATGACGTAGTAGACCGTGTTAGCGTCTAAGCCTCCAGGGACATCTGATCCTGTGCGGACAAGGTCGCCGGTAGCCAACCCGTGAGGCTGGTCGCTGCTTTCGCGGTAGACTGAGCGCACGACTGAGTGCTCGCCAGTGCCCGCGCCAGTCCAACTGACTGGTGTCCCGCTAGATGCTACGGTTTGCAGGCGCAGACTCCGAGTCCTGCGAACCGTGACCGTGCCACTGCCGCCTGTAAACTGGACTACGTTGATGTTGCTTCCATTCAGAGCATTAATGCGGTCGAGATACAGTCGGTAAAAGCCCGCGCTGCCGAAGATTCCGACAAAATACTCTTGGTCTGGGTCAAGCTCGCTAGGCATTGTGCCTGTCGTGCTAATCTTGACGCCTTCGCCGTCTTTCAAGGTGTGTGATGCCGAAGACAATAGGATGCCACGGAATCCAGAGTTGATTGTAAAGCTGGCGTCCTGCGTGACTTCTAAAGCGTAGTAGTTGGTCGCAGACGATAGCCCCGTAGGCAGAGTGCCTGTCGAAGACATCCTGACCAGTTCGTCGTTGACGATAGGGTGCTCGTCACTGTCGTAGAACGTGGCGACATTCCCGGCATCCCAGTGAGGCGTGTTCGAGGTCGCGCCTAGAGAATCACCCGTGTAGTGAATACGACCCGACCGCTCGACCGTGGGGATGAACGAGTCTAGGCGCAGGCGATAACGGCCTGTCCCATGCGTCACCTCCACCTCGTCCCCGATGTCGCTGGTGCTGAACACGTCCAAGACCGGGGTCTGACCATCCGCAGCCACGGCGTTGACCGTAACCGTCTCGCCCTTCGCCATCCGGCCATCACTGGTGATTAGCACTTGGCTAGTCCCCGTGTTGATGTTGTCCTTGCAGACGCTGGAGTCCAGGTAGATCGCGTCGTCCAAAGTCTCCTCACGGACTTGCACGATGCGTTCTACGCTCCGATCATCGCCGCGCTTGACGATGACGTAGAGGTTGTCGTAGTTGCCCTCTGAGACGCTACAGACGCTCTCGATTGCCCCGTCTGTTTCGTGCTGGTGCCACGCAAGCACTCGCTCCTCGGGGATGTAGGTCAAGCACAGGAGCTTGCCGCTGCTGGACACAAACCACAGAACCGGGATCGGGGCCTTGGAGTAGGCGAGGTCGTTGAGCGTGAAGCCGTCGAACAGGTGCGCTGCCCGCAGGCTCAGGTCGCCTGTCAGGTAGCCCTGATTCTCGACTTTGTAGTTCAACTCTCGGGCGTGACCGCCACGCTCAGAGCAGAAGACAATCGAGTTGTTGACGATCTGCGGGTGAACGCTGTTGCTGCCGACGTAGGACTGCTGCCGGATCGCGATGGTGCTCGGCGTAATCGCGTCACTGTTGATCGCTGTAACGCGGAACTCACCCTGCTGCGTCATCAGGATCAGGTCTTGGACCGGAACGATGTGACGGATGACGTGGGCTTCACGCGAGGCTACCTGCACCGCGATGCGGTCGTCAGGCTGGACAGGGAAGCGGTAGGAGAACGATGACTCCGTGCCCGTGCGGCTCATAAAGAGCGTGCGAGGCAGGGCTGGAGAACCACCAAAGCACCTGCGCTGCTCGAACCGAGCGGAAGCTCGCGGCTGGAAACTGTCTTCGACCTGCTGATCTTCGATCAGTAGCGACTGAGAAGGATCGACTCCGATGTCGTCGTCCTCAAACGAGTAAGTAGTCGCACCCGGCTCGGTGTCTACTCTGCCGATCAGCCCGAACGTGCCGTTGAACTTCTTGTAGACGTTGTAACTCAGAGCCCCGTTAACAGAGTTCCAAGTCAATCCGTTGCTGGCTCCCGGCGAACCCAAGATGTTGTCTTGGACCGTGAACTCATCGGAGCCCAGCGACTCCTGGCCGCGTTCGTCTACAGCCGTAACCTTGTAGGTTTCGTCGGGATCTGCCGTCGAAACGCTGTAGTAGAAGTATACGTCGCTGACAGCGCCAACCGGAGTGGGAACGGGCCACGGGCTGCCGTTTGGCAGCCTTAATTGGATGCCAGTGACTGCTGTTCCACTAGTGGTCAAGTCAGCAACTGAGCCATACCCTGAAGCCGTGCTGCTGCCGCCCCTAACATACACCGTGTCTCCATATGTAAACGGGACGGGGTCATTGAACGTAAACTCGACAACGCCAGCCGTAGGCGAAGACGTATCAAGTACTTGGTAAGCCTGACCACGCTGGGGCGTGCCTGCCAGTCCAGTCGGGGCAGGCAGCGGCGGTGAGAAATCGACTTCGGAAACGTCCCACTCGATCACGCCGTAGCGCCGCAACTCATGGGGCCGGTGGTTCGGGTGCGTCAGCGTTACTACGTCACCGGACTGGTCGTATTCGATGTCGAACAGTTCCGACTCGGTAAACGGGGTGGCGATGACGACAGCGCCGTCGTCTGATGCCTCTGTAGACTTGTCCTCGATCTGGCCAACAAAGCCACTGGCGTTGGCGCTAGATGTTGCGCTAGAGAATCTGACAACCTTGTGGAGCAGGGTTGTGTTGACGCCAGGAATGCCGATGTATCCGTAGTCGCCCTTGCGCCAGTATTGCCGAATGTGAATGCGCGAGACGGTGAGAGCAGCGTTGTTGATGATGCTTTCAAGCGTCGTCGCGTTGATCCAAGTGTTTGGCCTGCCGCCTGCTTGAGTGTTCACATACTCTTCCGCAGTCCTGAGCCCGAAGTTGAAGCTGGTGTTGACGGCGGCGGCGAAGTAGTCCACGAACAACGGTCGTGGGATGCCGGGCAAAGGGTTGCCAACTTGGTCTACAAGTTCGACAGCCTCGCCCTGGAAGAACCTTAGATCGCCGTGATCTACGCCGTTGCCGATGCCTGTGGAGCCAGGACCTAGCGTGCCTCCCGTAAAGTTGAGGAGGAAATTAGAATTGACTGTCGTAGGTAGACGGAGAAGGGCTGTTGCAGATGCCCCCGTGCTGTTGTCGTAACGCTTGTAGGCCCGAGCGTTGCCAACATACCCTTCTCTGCTGCCTTTCTTGAAGGCGTAGAACTTCTTGTCGGAGGTTCCGGTGCTAGTCAGTGGGACTACGTTGCCGTTAGTCGCGGCGTCGAAGATCTTGATAGACCGGGCGTCTACAGACCTGACGAAGTAGTTGCCGTCTGGGTCGGTCAGCGGGTTGGGTAGCGCCCCAAAGTCGTGGTCCTCCGCGTAGAAGACGATGGGCTCCTGGTCTTCAAAGCCGTGGTCATCCTTGAACGTGATGACGTTCTCGGTTGTGTCGATGCCGTCCGAGTCGAACTCTCGGAAGTCTGCCCACACGATTGTCCCGCCGTAACTGTGCAGCCGGACCTTCTGGTCCGTGAACTCAACGGCTAACTGCTGATCCACCGAGTAGGTAAACGGGATCAGCCTAGACTTCTTGGTGCTGTCCAGGCTGCCCGCTACACGCTGCATACCAGGACGCCGACGCAGGCTACCGCGAGGGTCAACCATCCAGTTCTTGCAGGTGGCAAGACCCGACTGATACTGCTGGGCGTCGATGCGCCCATACATCTGGGTGTCGATCTCACCACCCGAGAACGAAAGCTGAACCTTGCGCGTCTTCGGCATCTCTAGCGATCCCAGGGGTTGATGTTGCCGTCCACGACCGGCTTCTCACGGGTGCTGCGGCTGTCGTAGGCCGCCGCCTTCTCGGTGTAGAACTCCGCCATCCTCGTAGCGTTCTGCACAGCAGCAGCGCCGTCGTCACCCTTGATGAGCGCACCCGCCAACATGCTTGCCAGTTGCCAGGAGACAGCGTGGACGAACATCTGGCTGAACTTCGTGCTGTCGGTGACCTTGGCTTGGTAACGCAGGATTACCTCGGGCTCGTTCGTGTAGAGCACGCGGTCTAGGCTGGCGTTCGACTCAATCGCGAAGGGCTGCGGAGACGCGGTGCCCTGCGTGATCTGGTCGTCTGTCGAGTCCTTCGGCAAGACCGAGATGACCCCCGTAAAGTTGCTCGGGAGCTTGAAGGCGTAGGCCCAGTCAGTGCGTCCGCTAGCAGTGAGAGCCACGGGGCTGACGTGTCGTATGGTGAAGTCCCAGCGATGGCGCTCCAGAAGCAGATCTCGGGCCAAGGGATAGTAGCGAGCACAAAGATCTGCTTGGTGGCTTCCATCGCTCGGGTTGATGCTGGTAACGGTGGCCTTGTCACCGATGTTGGTGAGGGCGAGGTTGCAGATGTCTACCTCCGACGAGCCCGAACGCTGGATGTCCTTCCAGGCTTCGTAGCAACGGTCGCCAAGCAGGCTCATGCCCTTGCCCGTGTAGTGAACGTCGTTAGGTAGCAGGTCTACGCCGTCCACGCTGACCGTGCGGCTGTAAGGGTCTTCGTCCGCAAGCGCCGTGATCGCAGCGTTCACGACCTCGGTGCCAGGGTAGATGTCGTAGTTCTTGATCTGCGGGTGGATGAACGGAATCTTGTCCTCGTCTAGCGAGGTCAGCCCGCGCTCCTTGACCGCTTGACGCATGGCTGCCTTGAGCTTCCGCATCGCGTTCTCGTAGTTGTCCGCGAGGCGGGGCAGGAAGGCGTCCGTTTCGCCCTGGGCGTAGAAGATGCCGACGCACTCTCCGGTGTCACCCTCTGCCTCGAACGCTGTCTTGGCGGCGTCCAGCGTGTCGAGGACACGCGAGAAGCAGTTGTTGGGCTCGCCCGGCGACCAGGACTTGAACTGCATCCGGTCATACCAGGAGTGACCCGTCAGGATCGTGCTAACGTCACGGACCTCCTTGTGGCCTACGGACGACTGACCGATAGCCGACAGCGCGATGTTGAACACCTCGCCGTAGTGCTCGTAGAACTTGTAGCCCAGGCTGGTGTGGAACGCGGCGCTCGGCTGCTTCGCCATGAACATCGGTCCATCGAACGGCTGGTAGGGACGCGGCGTCGCGTAGTGGTTCGGGTAGTTGAACCCAGGAGGGAAAGGGTTGCCCTTACCCGCTTGGTCTACCACGAACATCGTGGTCACCCCGAAGTAAGCGGGGTCGATGAAGTCGTCTTCGCTGTAGGCAATCTTCGCCGTGTCGTCGTAGTTAGCCTTAAGCTCGATTCCGTAAACCCCGAACAACCCTGGCAGCGACGTAACCTCTGCAACGAAGTAGTCCCTGCCCGCCACCAGAGATGCCGGGAGAGCACCGTCCGTATACAGCCGGACCTTCATCCCGACCTCTACCGGAGCCTTCAAGCCTGCTACGCTGAAGAAGAGGTTTTTGCCTCCCGAGTTGATGAGCCAAGCAACCAGACCAGGGCCGTCATACTGAGCCTTGCCCTCGAAAGGGCACCACGGCAGCCACATCGCCCACTTGTGGAACTCGGCTACTTGGTTCTGAGGCTCGATGACGAACGTGTCGCCAGCCGCAGGCGTTACAGGGAAAGCGTCACAGTTGACGTAGGTGATCGGAGGGGTGCCAGCCAACTCAATGTCGTTGAGAGCGCGGGCTTCCCCCTCGTTCTGAGACTCGCCGCTAATGCAGCGGGCTTGCAGACCTGTCAGGCTTCCTCGGAAGATGGCGGTCGGAACCGTCAGCAACTCGTTGGCAAACTGGCGGCCTTCCAGGCTAACAAGGGGACTTCGACCACTCTGACCATCCGAATCGAGTTCCTCACCACCCAGAGTGTCTGAGATGTAGAAGTCAGAGTAACTGTCTAGCCGCGTGATCGTGCAGGATGTGGTGCCAGAGGCAGGGGCAGTGATCGCCAGTTTCTCATCCCACGCGAAGAACGTGCGGGGTCGAAGGGTGCTACCCCCACTGGGCGTTGTTGTAAGATCCCATCCAACCTGCACGCCCCCCAGGGTCGCGAGCCCATAATCCGGCTGCGTGTAAAGTCGGAAGTTGTCGGCATCTACACGGAAGACGTAATAGGTCGTGTCAACCTGTGCTGCCACAACGTCTTCGTTGCTAGTGTCTGCCGCAGGCAGGTTTGAGCCAGATGCAAAGTAGACTTGCTCTCCGTTTTGCAGCCCGTGGTTGGTGATCTGAATGTTGTAGACCACAGGGTCGCCTGTTCCGGCTTGGTATTTATCTGGCGTCCAGGTCAGCGTGTCCTTGACGATCTGGAAGCTGTTGTGCGTTACGTTGCCAGTTATGCGCTCTAGCGTGACAGAGCCATCAGTAGGAACGGTGTCCCATGAAACCGTTTTGTCTTGACCTGTTAGGTTGGCGTCGGTGTAAAGCTCAAACGTGTCGTCGTCGATCCGCTTGACGTAGTAGAGCGTGCTAGCAACAGGTGGCGTCAGGGCGGGGTCAGCAGCAGGCAGGACGAGCGCGTCGTCAGTAGGGAAGTCGCCGCCAGCGGCAAACCTAACGATGTCGCCATCAATCAGGCCGTGGCCTGTAATGGTTATAGTGAAATCAAATGTCTCCCAAGCAGTGTTGGGCGCACTAGGATCAAGAGCCGTAAGACCTGCACCCCAAGCCGTGTAGGGGATGTCGATGTTTCTGTCAAAGGTCGCCGTGTAGTAGGTCCGACCCTGCTCGATCTCAGTTGGCAGAGTGTTGTCTGCCTTTGGAGTAAACGTGATCGGCTCACGGTCGCCCAACTGGTGCCCGCTGAGATTGATGCGGTTGTTGGTGTAATCCCAGTCGCCGTTGGCTACGTCTCGGGTTTCCAGTGGGGTGCCGACACGGGTGACATACTTCTGGCCTGCCGCACCTGCGACAACACCGCCGACGTAAGTGACCGTGCCGACTGCGCCATTCTCAAACGTAACAGCGTCACCAACCTGGAACAGCCGCGAACGACAGTTGACCCGCATCGGCAAGGCGTTGCCGCTAGAGTCACGGATGTCCGAGATGTAGCTGGTGTATTTACCAAGGTTAGTTTCCTGGCTAGGGAAGAAGCTGATGCCACCAAACGTGTTCTTAAACGCCAGTTGCGACGCGCTGTGTTGGCCGTCCGTTGGCACACACGTCTCCACCTCGTAGGTGAACAACTCACCGACTTCTGGAGCCGGAAGCATGGGCGTGTCCAGCGTGACCGTGGCACCCGTGTCAGTGCTGTTAATCGTGTGGGTCTGACCCGTGCGCTGTCGCGTGATCTTGATGCCGGATGGGTCTTCCTGCCAAGACACGCTGGTCTTGATCGACGACGACGTGCTGCCCTCTAGGATGCGCCCGGTGCCGGGGTAGGTGTTCGTGACCGCGAGGCTGTTGAAGTAACTGGCGCTCGGGTCGTAGAACGTCAGGTAACGCAGGGCCTGCGATGCCGTGCCCAAAACGTTGACGTATTGCCAACTGTCCGAGCGTGCCCCGTCTCCCAAGATGCCCGTCTGCTGCCCGCCGTTGAACGTGTAGGGCAGGGTAATCAGGTCGTTGTAAGCTCCGTTCGCAAACTGCGGAGTCTTAGTAGCGACGTGCTGCGGGCTTCTGAGACTAAGGTAGGGGTTCTCGTCCTCCCAACTTTGAGCAGGAGGTTCCTCAGTCGCGTTACTCTGTCCGGTAACGAGGATGAACTTTCTGACGGCCACGGGCTTACCTCAAGTAGCCGCCGTCAGGTATAGCGCGGGGGCGGCGGCTGCAACCCCCGCACTATGTGGCTCAGGCTTCCGCCTGATCCTCAACCGAAGGCTTGGTTTCCTTCGGCTGCTTCTTCGGGCGTCCCGGTCCTCGCTTGGCGGGAGCCTTCTCTTCTTCAACCTTACGCATCCACGCAGGGTTAAAGTTGTGGGCTACTACCTCGAACTCGTCGCCGGGCTTCCAGCGACGAGAAGCGTAGACCCCCTTAGCGGTTGCCTGAACCTTCATCAGACGTTGACGCGGGTGTCGGTCGAGGTCCAGTTGGTCACGTCCTTCGTGATGAAGGCCGTAATCGCGCCAGCAGTAGGAGCGGTTCCGTTGTCGGAGCGACCGTGCAGCGTCAAGTAACGCTGGTAGTCAGCTTCGGGCAGAGAAAAGACGTGGCGCTTGCCAGCATTTCTGTTAACGCCCTTTAGGCCAGTGTCAAAAATCTGTTGGCCAGCAGACTCCGCGCCCGCCGTCGTCGAAACGTCGTCGGTATACAGCGAGAAAGCGTAAGAAGAGCCAGCGCCACTAATGGCCGTGTTGACCTCAATGACCAAGTAGAGTGGTTCCCCGGCGGAGAAATCTACAGTGGTGTTGTCCGAGACGCCTACGGGTCGCAGGTCAATCTCGCCAATCATCAGGTCGTCAGTCGCAGTGCCAGTCAGGGGCACGCTGGTGTTGTCCGCAAACTCAAGGCTTGAGTCGATAAACATGTGTGTGTCCTCCTGTTAGCTGATTCGGGTTTCAGTGAGGGTGAGGGCATCCACCTTGCGGATCGGGATGCCGTCGAAGGTCAGCGTGCTACGCCCGCCGATCTCGTCCATGCCAAGCGTGGACTGCTTGACCTTGTTGACGAACTGCTTACGCAGCGTCTGCTTGACCTTGCGGTTGCAGTAGAACGAAGCGCGACCCGCGCTCAGGCTCGGGATCAGTTCGCAAGCGTCTGACATCATCTCGGTAAGGTCCGCGATGCCGTTCGAGGCGGTCGACTCTGCGCCAAGGTTGTCAGCGTCAATCTGCATACGCACGATGTAACGCCAGTCGCGAACGCTCAGGCCCGTGCACCACTTGTAGTGGGTCCGGTAGGCTTCCATACGACCGCCACCGTTGCCGGTGGTGTCTTCGATGGTCACCTGACCCTTGTCTTCCTTGGACAGACCCATCTGGCTGCCCTTGGAGTAGATGCCGTGACAGGTGTTCGGACCCCAGACAACGAGCCAAATGCTAGTGTTGTTGTCGTCCGCCGCAGTCGCACCGCCGTAGGCAGTGCCCAACAGGACGTTCTCGTAGCTTTCGGCAGACGACGAGTTGAAGCGCGGCAGGAAGCCGGTGAACTCCTCGGACGCCGTGGTTTCGTCGCCGTAGAACAGCGTGCTGGCGAACTCCTGATTCATGCCCTCAAGGTGGGCCATGTCTTCCGACATGCGGAACGCAGCCGTGTTGCCGTTGAGGTCAGCGAGTTGCTTGTCCACTTCGGCGTAGGCTTCCATCATACCGATGGTGTCCGTTACCTGGACCGTTTCACTCTTGGTCGGCTGAACGCCGCCGTAGAGCTTGCGCCACGTCGGAGCCGGAAGGCCCGAGCGGATCGTGGTGCGGTGGCCAGTCTCAAGGTTGCCCTCAAGGTGGACCATGTCCTCAAGGACTTCGTTGGTTTGGGCGAGCGTCTCGACGATGGTCGCGATGCTCTTATCAGGGTCTTGACGCTTCGTGTAGTCGAGCAGCGTCGGGTGGGTAGTTGCGCTAACAACCATGGTTTAGAACTCCTCAGTTCATCTTTGAGTTGTTGTAGAAATCTCGGGCAGAGAACGTCTGTTCCTTGTCCGATTGACTACCAGTGAGGAACCGATCCTCACCGATGTCTTGGTGCGCCCTGACGAGGAACCGGATGATCTCCGGGTTATCGCCAAGACCTGTCTCCCCTAGCAGCGACTTCAGTTCGGGCGTGCCGAAGGCGTCGAGGACGCGCACGGCTTTGCCCAGGTTGGCCTGAAGTTGATCTCCACCGATCTCAGGATCGGCTTTGACGGACTCAACCCACTCGGAACGAAGAGTGTTGATGTATTCCTCGTTCTGCTGCTTCAGCGCCGGGGCGACCTTGTCGAGCACTGATTGGGCCTGATCTTGAGTCAGGTTGAGTTCCTTGGCGGCTTCCGAGAATGCTTGCACCGCACCCGAGTCAACATCGAGATCGCCGCCTTCTGAGGCTTTGAACTCGTATGACTCTGGCGCACCCTCGGGTTCGCTGGCTTCCGCCGGTTGTTCCTGTTCAACAGGAGCTTCCTGCGGTTGCTGCTCTTGCGGTTGCTGATCGACCTCTTGGCCGGTCAGCAAAGACTCAGCAACTTGCCCCTCGTTATTAGTTTCGGGAGTTTCTGTTTGCGTCTCTGACACGGGATTCCTTGAGCATCAAGGTGAACTGGTCGGGGCACGCATCCAGAAGGTCTGCGGTGATCTTCATGCCCACAGCCTGAGCGCCAGCCTTGTGGCTCTGCGCTAGGCCGTTTGTGTCAACCACAGGCGCGAAGACACGCATCTCCTGAAGCCACTGCCAAACGATGCGGCGGCCACTCTGCGTCCCCATGAGCCAACGCAGGTCTTCGCGATGCTCGTTAATACGACCTTGGATACGGTCAGATCGCTCTGCCGCATCTAGGTCGATCAACTCATCCGAAACGTGTTGGTTCACGCCCGGGAAGATAACAAATTACGGCGCAGCGGAAGCGCCTTTTTTACGCTCTACCGACTACCGATGTTGATTTCCACCATCGGGGTGCTGACGCAGCCTGCGGGAACGCGGTAATCCGCAACGAGTAGCTGGCACCACACCTGTAACCCGTTGATATTACTGGGGATAGTGAGGCGCAGCAGGATCTTGCCGTATTCGTCCTGCACAAACTCGAACGGAACGCCGGGTCGGTTTTGCGGCGCAATCCGGTTTGGCTCCAGAATCCGCTCGGGAACCAGCACGTAATCCGGTGGCACCTGCATCATCGCGCCCAGGGCGTTCGGGATCGGCTGCGGCGGCCCCGGTCGCTCCAGGCTCAACATCAGGGCACAGGGCAGGTCAGGGCGCAGAGCAGGGTGGTAAGTCTCAATGCTCGGAATCGTCCAGTAGTTCGGCGGCACCCGCTTGGCGGGGTCGTAGCTGTCCTCGACGCCCTCGGGGTATTGTGCAACGGCTCGCGTAACCCAGCGGAGCATGAACTCCTGCCCGGTCAGGGGACGGGTCTGCGGAGGCAGCAGGACCGGGAGCCCACCGTCCACGTCAGCCAACTCGGGCATGTTGTGGATGTTGACGGTCGCGAACTGGTCCGGCAGGTAACTCGCCTCACGGTTCGCCCTGCCCATCAACTCCAGGTTGAAGTCCTCGCGGGTCAAAGCCTTGGCCTGGATCATCTCCAGAGGCTGCGGAACGGGCTCAGGAAGCCTGCAACCCACTACAAACAGGGCGATTAGGACGATTGCTCTTTGCATAGAAACAGCCAGTGTCGGTAACGGCGCAGGCCCACCAGGGCGCACGCCTCGTCGATCATCTTGTAACCCGTAGTGATCGAGAACCCGCAACGCTGGGCGTGCTCCTCCATCGACCGGCGACGCAGCATGACCTCGATCTCGTCGGCGCTGATACCTTCGCTGCGCGCCTTCTCGTTGATGATGGCCTCGTTGTCGCGGTGCCAGACGCCCATGCTGTATTGAAGGCGCGCGATGGTGACGCCCATCGAGGCAGCGGCTTCGGTCAGGTTGCCCCCGTGAAGCTCGATCCGCTCTTCGCAGTGTCGCCTACGCAGGAGCGGGCCATCTTCACTGCCAACTAGCCTCGCCCAGTCACGCTTAGGCGTCATGGTTTTGAGCGCATGGCGAACCTTGCCGTCCGTCCACTCGGCCATCTTGCGGTAGATGGTGGCGCGACCGATCTCCAGCAGTTCCGCCGCGTAGGCGACCTTGCCGTTGCACGCCTCCACAGCCTTGAGGATGTGCCGCCGCTCGATGACGTGCAGCGGCTCGATGCCGAGCCGCATGTCCATTACTCAGCCTTCTTAGCCGCGATGCGAGCAACACGCTCTGCCATCGGGGCAGCCGGGCCACGCCACAGGCGAACACCAGCAACAGCAAGACCAACCTCCAACACCACGCGACCGACCTGGAGATACCAAGGCTCACCCGTGTTCGCCATCACAGCGTTACGCAGAGCTTCTGCCTGGATCGAGGTCAGACCGCCCTGGTCTTCGATCTGGTTGATCGTCTCGACGATGCTGTTGACTTGCTCGGGGGTGAAGATGCCGCAGCTAGTCAGCAGCAGGCAGACGAAAATGATGAAGGTGGTTCTCATGCTTTAAGGATCAAAGCGGTCACGGTAGGGATCAGGCCGCCCAGCAGACCAAAAATGCCGCACTTCACCTGAAGCGTGGCTACGTGTTTTTCTGTTTCGATGAGGCGTTCGTAAAGCCCTTGCAGGCCCTGTTCATGGTTGTTCCGAGAATGACGGATCTCGCTCGTCAGACGTTCAATTTCACGCATGACTAGCTTCCGATACTCGTCCCAGCCGTTGCCGCCGTCGCCCATTAGAATGTTTCCTCAATCCTGACACTGACCCGACAACGCGGGTTGGTTGCCGCATTAGCGCCGGACAGTTCTACGATGAACTGATCGCCTTCTGCAAAAGTAACGGTGCTCGACCACGTCCCCGTGGTCACAAACTCGTCGAACTCGGGCAGGAAGCCGTAGCTTGCGGATGCCGTAGCGGACACGGCCCCGACCGCGAGGTTGGCGACCGCGTAGCCGTCTTCGGCGCTTGCTGTGGCCTGCACGGCTTCGCTGACGATGGCGCTGCCCTGCGACGCGCCGATGCTCAGGCTG